ATTATCCATTACGAGTACATTAGGTTCTTCAGGGTTTTCTGATGAAAACTATGGTTATGGGTATGGTTCTGAAAGTGGAAACAAATGTCACTTTGCTACTGATGTGTTCGAGACAAGGGCATCCTCATGGGCATCTAGTGGGCAACAGAAAGGGATAAGTTCTAAAGTTGGTAAAGGTTATTGTGGAAATGAAGGTACATATAATGGAGGTTACAATTTAAGAAGGTGGGACGTTTTCACTGAAACTAATATTGGTAATGTCCCTAAACCACATGCAAATTGTGGAGAAGAGAATTTCACATTAGGACAAGACCATCAATACATGTTAGCAACATACGATGGTACAGGTCAAACAAATACAAGTTGGAAATTCTCATATACGACAGATACGGGTACGGTAAATCCTGCAGGGTTAGCACCAGGTGTTAACGCAGGTGCATCATCAGGACATTGTGGTTGGAGAAATTAACTATTTATAGATATGATATTTGAAAATTTAGAAATTAGTGGATCATTAAGAGGACAAGGACCTACAAGACCTCCTTCAGGTTTGAAGGCGAGTAGACCATCTTCACCAGAAAACGGGTCCCTATATTTGGAAATGACAACCTCAGGTAGTTTTGATAATAGTTTCTTGATGGTTTATACAGGTAACGGAAACGATGGTGGATGGGAAAGAATTTCAAATCAAAGTAATTTTGGTAAAACGAGTTTCAAGTACAATCAGATAATAAATTATTCATATCTAGCCGGTGGTTACAAATCAAGTTCACCTTGGAAGAACGTACACAAAACGGTTAATTCAACAGATCAGACAACTCACTTAGGTGAGTTATTGGATTATCCTGCATCATATACCTCAGGAGCATGTAGTAGAACTATTTTCTACGTATGGTCTGTTAATAATGATGGTGCATGGAAGAGTGCGAGTAATGTACATGGTACAACCACATCAGCGGTAAATATGATAACTGACACCAACTATGCACATACTGCGGCGATGGATACAACTATATCAAGAAGTGATTTAGGTACTATGCATAAAGAAACTGATATGGCATACCTTTTTAGTGGTGGTTCAGCAACCGTGGAGTTATTTAACTTAACCACGGAATCTTTACATACCGCATATACATTAACAACAATAAACGGTAGTGACGGTGGTTCCGCATTTTCAGATGAACTTCATGGTTATGGTTGGACTTCAAGTGCTGGTGTTAAACTAAACTTCGCAACTGAAACATTTGCAACCTCGGATCGTTGGGGTAATCACTCACAACAGAAAGGGATTAGTTCTAAAGTTGGTAAAGGTTATGCCGGTAATGAAGGTTCATATAGTGGAGGTTACAACTTGAGAAGATGGAGTAATCAAACAGACACAAATATTGGTAACGTCGTGAAACCTGACGGAAATTGTGGTGAAGAAAACTTTACTATGGGTCAGGATTGGCAGTATATGTTAGGTAATTATAATGGTTTACAAAATAATAATTCGTGGAAATTCACGTACGCAACAGACACAGGAACTACAAGTGTTACAGGTTTAAATCCCGCGGTAAACCCGGGGACTTCCTCTGGACATTGTGGTTGGAGAGAATAAAATAAAAAGAATATGATATACGAAAATATGTCCGTTAGTGGTTCACTTAAAGTGGACAGAGTCACTGCAAGACCACCAAAAGGTGTTAAGTCACAGAGACCGTCGAACCCATTATCTGGTTCTCTATTCTTAGAAGAATCATCCGAACACACAAGTTACCTTATGGTTTATACTGGTGTTTCAAATATAGAAAATGGTTGGGAACGAATATCGGCACAACAGAATGAAGGAACTAACTTTAAGTACAGACAAATAATTAATTATTCGTATATGGCTGGTGGATACAAATCAAGTTCACCTTGGAAGAATGTACACAAGGCAACCAACGCAACCGATCAGACAACTCACATTGGTGAGTTATTAGATTACCCTGCAAACTATACTTCAGGTGCGTGTAGTAAATCTATATTTTATATGTGGTCCGTAAACACCGATAGTGCACACAAAGGACCAACAACCCTACATAGTAACACAACTTCGGCGGTTAACATGATGACCGATACTAATTATGCACACCAATCTAACCACGACTTACAATATAGTAGGTCCGATTGTGGAACCATGTGGAAAGAACATGAGTTTGCTTGGATTTTTGCGGGTAACAGAACTGAGGTAGATAAATTTAATTTAAGTAATGAAACGACAATAACAAACTACGGGGTAACCTCGATAAGTAGTAGTGGTGGAGCGAGTTCTTTTTGTAATGAAACCCATGGATATGGATGGAGTACAAGTAGTATAAAAATGGAATTCTCTACGGAGACTATATCAAGTTCATCAAGTTCATGGTCAGCACACGGACAACAAAAAGGTATTGCGTCTAAAGTTGGTAAGGGTTATGCCGGTAATGAGGGATCTTACCAAGGTGGTTACAATTTGAGAAGATGGGATACATCTACAGATACCAATATTGGTAATGTTTCTAAGTTAAGATCTAATTGTGGTGAAGAGAATTTCGCAATGGGACAGGATTGGCAATACATGTTAGGTTGTTATGGTAGTAGTCTTCAAAATAACGATAGTTGGAAGATGTATTATCAAACAGACACAGGTGTTTTAAATCCGGCGGGTCTCCCACCAGCAGTGAATGCGGGTACATCTTCAGGTCATTGTGGTTGGAGAGAATAATACCATTTTACACTTTATTTAATACTTTTTTATACTTATATTATAGTAAAATTTTATTATATGCAAGACTTTAAATACGAAAGAGATGGTGCAAACTCTAAACTCATAGAAATAGCGGAACAGGTGTCGTTCGCACTACCAAGATATAAGGCAGAAACTTTTGTTGGGGGAGCACAAATAACCCCATATGCAAAACTAAAACAGTGGTTACTCGAACTTAGAGGTCGTGAAGATGCGGTGGAACATTTAGAGTACACTGTACAAAAACAAGATTTAGAAATACAGATACAAGAGGAGAGTAAAGAATTTCTTACTGATCCGAAAAGAAAACAATTGGTTGATCTTAATATTGCCGATATGAGGATTGATCTTAGAAAGTTTAAAAGAAACCTAAAGGACGCATATATCGAGAGACAAGGGTTTGTTGATCTAATAAAAGATTTCTTAGATACCGATGACGCCAAACTACCTGACGGATCTAACTTAATAGATGTCATTGGTAATAAAGATTTAGAAGATAAATTTGAACATGAGTATTGGACAGTCAGAATGGCAAAACAAGCCATGTTAGATATGATATCGTATGGTAGAGTGGGTACAGGTAATTTAGACTCTATTTTAATGATGTCGGCCGAACAACAGAAACAAGTTTTATCACTTGCTTCCTCTTACACAGTATTTATAGATAAGAACATTAATCAACTAATGTCTAACGCGACCACAAATAGTTTCTCAATCGAAGAATCGTTGAGAAATCAACTTAAGTTGGGTAAGGCAGATAAACCTGATACTGAAAAACTTTTATAATGAGACATATTATTTTTAAAATAACTGGTGAAATACCTGGATACATCAGAGTTGTTGGATCCTACATGAATTATTACTACGGTCGTATTGAAGATATATATGATGACATGAGATTAGATTTGGATAAGTTTAATGCGTCTGTCATAACTGAGGACGTTGGAAAAGGTTTTATTTTTGCGGACATATATAAAAGTTATGTAAGTATAAGAACAAATTCATCAATGATGGATGAGGTACCTGTTTTAGCTGAGTCTTCAGAAACTGAAGAAGAAAAAGTTAAATACACACTTACAGATGAGGACAAACAATTGGGTGTTGATTTTAATAAGGCGGTTCTTCTAAAGGTTATTGCAGATAGATTCTTTACGAGGTATAAAGATCTTATGGTTGATGCATCTGATTTAGAGAAAGATACGTGGGAGGAACAGAAGAGAGAGGCGTTCGCATATCAAGAGAACAGTAACTACTCGACACCTGTGATAGACATACTTTCAAGTGGTAGGGGTATCGACAAACAGGTATTGGTGGATAAGATTATATCTAATGTTACGACATATAACACAAAATTAGCAACACTACTTCTTGAACAACAACTTTTAGAAACAAAAGTTAAAAATTGTAACACTATAGCGGATTGTCACAGAGTAAGACATGAGAAATTTGGTGTAGGTATGAGTAGACAACAAAAGATTGATGAGGAAATTGAGACAACCCCACTGACACTGAAGATAGATTTCTAAAAATAACTAAATGAATTTAGCAATAAATGGTACATGTGCTAAAGGTTGTTCGTTCTGTTTTACAAAAGAAGATGCAAGACTAAAACACACTCTTGGTGAAATGTCAATAGAAAAGGTTGGTGAACTACTTGACCACTTTGACGTAAAAGGTTCTAGAGAAGAGGTTACCATTTTAGGTGGTGAACCGACACAACATTCAAACTTTATTGGACTAATGGATTATATAATCTCTAGAGGTTATAAAGTTAATCTTGTAAGTAACTTATTATTTGGTAAGAGAACATTAGATTACATAACCACTAATATAAGACATATTCAATGGGTCCTACCTAATGGTGCGGAGTTAGATGAAAAGAATAGATTAAATCTATTTAAAAAGAATTATCTATCACTCTACACGGCGTATGCCAATACGTGGGGTTTTGAAGAAAATCCAAGATTATTCATTGCACTAACACTATCGTCAGATTGGGAAGAAAGAAAAATGTATGATTACATAAAGTGGTTGTACCATGCGCTAGATGGTAAACTAAATGCAATAAGGTTAGGTTTAGATCTAACAGGTACCTATCTAATTAATAATAAGGAGATGGGTAAGGAGGTTACCAAGATACTTAAATTTGGGATGTACAACAATATAAGGGTTACATCTGATTGTCAAGTACCACCATGTTTATGGGAGGGTAAAACAAAAGAATCAATTATACAAAACTCATTCGACTTCGCTACTTTTAAAGTAAAAGGGTACGATAAGATATGTGGGTTTATGCCATTAGATATTTTTCCTGATGGTTCATCTATTCATTGTTATCCTTTACAAGATAAAGTTAAGATAGATAATGTATTGAAAATTTCAGGAGAAAATAATATATTAACTCTAAGAGATGAGTTCGATGACCTTTATAGAGATAATCATAAAAATTATAAAATACCACAAGACTGTTTAGATTGTGTTTTTTACAAGACTGAATGTAATGGAATATGTGGGGGATGTTTAGAGAATGAGTAAGATTTTTTCAATACCGTTAAATCCAATGTTAAGTGAACAAGCGTTCACACATGTGTTCTATCCTTTTTTAAAGGAACATAAGGATTGGATTTATGATATATATTTCACGTGTAGGATACCCCCATTTACTCAAGACGCAATGGGGTCAATCATAGATGATAATGATAGAAACTCTGTTTTTGAAAACGCAATGATGATACAAGAATCGTTGGGAATAAAAGTAAGTGCGACATTTAATAACTTCAACGTATCACCAAAACATGAAAACTATAAACTCTTTATTGATAATTTAAAACCTCTTTATGAGAAAGGGTTAAGGTCTATGACAATTCCTCATGGTCATTGGGTTGCTATGGGTCTAAAGGATCATTTTCCTGAGATGCATATTAAAAATACTATACTTAGGAAGGTTAATACCGCACAAGATTTTTGGTATTCCGCCGAACAAGGTTTTGATTATATTAATGTGGACAGAATACTAATGAGGGATGTGGAAGAATTGAAAAATATTAGAAGGGCACAACTGATGTTTCAACAGAAACACGGTAGGTATATTGAAATTGCATTACTAACTAATGAAGGTTGTTTAGGTAGGTGTCCCGTTATGGATGAACACTACTCATACAATAACTTAAGAAAACCAAACGAATTACCATACTTTCACCATGAAATATCTAAAGTAACTTGTGAACACAAATGGGAAGACGAGGTTGATGCATTCTTTTTTAAAACCGCAACAATTCCTCCATTCAAAGAGGAGTTCAATGAATACCTGAACCATGTTGACGTTTTTAAAATGCATGGTAGAGATAGTTTTGATAGACTTAACGAAACCATGGAAATTATTGAGTCATATTCCAAAGGTAAAGAGGTATTGTCGTCATCCTCTAAAACATATTTAGATGGTGTACCATACGAAGAGTTGAGAGGGTGGAGAAAGAAAATTAAGAAATGTAAATTTCAGTGTTGGGATTGTAACTACTGTGATATAGTGTCGGAACACAAAAAAAGAAAACTTAATGGATCTAATTAAACACATAGACGACTCAATTAGGTGGGGTGAAAGAGAAGTATCTAAACTTAACCAAGATGTATTGAATATTCACGGAATTACAAGTAACAAAGTAAGATCGTTACTCAACAACATATGTTCAATAGAGGGGACGTATTTAGAGGTTGGTGTTTTTAGAGGTGCAACGTTCTGTTCCGCCATTTATAATAATGATAAACTACACGCTATAGGTATTGATAACTTCGCATCACCTAACTTAATGCCGATGGGTGTTAGTCAAAAATTGGCATCGTACTTAAAACA